ATTCTTCTCCGAACGGCATGCCGTCACTTGGCCGGACTCCATCTCCATCGTAAACCGGAGTCGGTACGATTGGAGGGCACGCCCCATTCCATTTTTCTGTAATCCCCTTTTGTTTCGCGGCTTCAATCGCTGCATTGATCCGGGCCATTGTTTCCACATCCGTCTTCGGGATCAGTACAGTTACACTGAATTTTTCTTCCTGCCCCTGCATTGCAGCATAAGGCTTAAATAAATGTACATAACTTAATCTTGCTTTTTCTGTTGTTACGTTCGTTGCTTCTCCGATTCCCATTTCAATTTTCCTCCTTAAATGCTTCCTGTGCGGTTACTTTATTTGTAATTGCATGTCTCTTATCAGATGCTTCTACTAGTGTCGGTTTCCCCGGTTTCTGGGTCACAAACTCTCCCACAGCATCTGCAAAATCTTTCTTTCCGATTGTCTTTTCCACCTGTGCCAGTGTCAGCGGCTTTTTCTCCCAAAGGATTTCTTCTGCCACAACACCGCTCTTAGTTAATTTTTCAAAAGCGGCATCCATGTCCGTCCAGTCGCGGGATCGTCTTCCTTCCACTGCCTTCCATCCGGGAACTTCATTCCCGGCGAGACATTCAGACAGCGCCCACTCCTGCAGGTCTTTCTGATATGCAACTACGTCCCTCATTGCCAAAAGACGTTGTCCGGCTTCCTCCTTTGTAATCAGTGGTGGCAGCTCTCCTAAATTGAACGCCATCTTCACATTGTGGTCAGATCGTGCGCGGCATTGTTTCTTTGCCCGGCAGAACTTACAGGTCTTTTCTCCAGGTGCGAACTCTCCTTCTCCCGCAAATGCAAGTGTCGCGCGCTCTTTTGCATAAGCCCCAAATTGCAGGAGCTCTTCCAATGTACACTCCCATTCCGAAATTCCATCCGGAAGGCGGGGCTGTACAATTCCTAAGCGAATCCGCTCAATCGGATAAAGAATCTTACATGCTTCATACGCACCCAGCGCATACAACATCATTTGCGGATTCTCTTCGGCGGAAACAGGAACACCTTTTCCATATTTGAAATCAATTACGAACAGAGTGTTCCCCTGGATCATAATACAGTCTGCAGTTCCGAATCCTTCCGGAACATAATCACTGAAATCGACCCGTTTCTCCACTTCTACAAACGGAGTTGCCGGAAGCTTGATAGATACATCCCGGATATAATCGATATAAGTATCTGTATGTATCAACATCTCGTCATCCCACAGAGGATCTTCTTTAAATTTTTTGATTGCAAAGGTGAGTTTACGTTTGGAAACGTCCCCGGGATTAAAATAATTCCGCACCTTCAGTTCAGCAAGTTCATGTGCCAGTGTACCTTCCTTTGCCGCTTCCGAGGTAGTATCCGGAAACTGTTCTTCCAATCGAGCACTCTTCGTACATTTGAGCCATCGATGTGCGCTGGATGCACTTAAGAGTGCGTGATCTCTTTCATCATGTCCCATCAGATCTGCGCCCCCATTCCCCGAAGTGATGTCGCGAAACTACCGAACTGATCCTCCGTAAGTTGCTGTAACGTCTCACATCCATAGCTTGTAAGCAGTTGCTGTAGTTGAACCATACCCCCCTTATCCATCAGAGTCATCGCTGCCCGCGCCAAATCATCCCGCGTATACTCGTGCCGACTAGTTGGAACTGCAGTCTGTACAGGTACAGTCGGAGCAACCGGCATGGATACGGACGGCACATTCTGTACCGGTGCTGATACAGGAGTGCTTTGACAACTTTCTGAAACACTATGCTGTTTCATCTCTTCCGCGGTTGTAACTGCCTTCTCTTCCTTTGCCGACGCACGCCCCTGAATTTTTTCCATAAAATCCATCATTTCTTCGTAACTATTAAATATAATCTGCATAATTATTTCCCTCCTAATTTTTCTAACCCTGCACGGGCAATTTTTACGAACTCATCCTCCGTGAGGCTGATTCCTTTTGTCATCTTCTCGTGGTCATCGGACCACCCACGAATATCCAGCTTTGGTTCTTTCCCAAACCAACTGACGATATTTAATTCTGTGTGATAAACATCCGTCTCACTCTTCTTCGGAAGAGAAAGGATGGTTTCTTTAATTTCAAAACTTGTTGCTGCCATATCTTTACAAATCCCTCTTTTCCGTCTAAAATAAAAATGATTTTTTTAACTATGCGCCCTGAGGTTGCCGCCTCATTTATGGGCGCTCTTTTGTTCTGTAAACTTTTACAGAGTTCTTCTTTCATCATTTAAAGTATTTTGCTATTTTTCAAATCTAAGTTTCATTAAGTCCGCTAACATTAAATATTCTTGTGCCTTCTTTGTTTCTCCATGTGTCTCCCGGATCTTATCCCGGAACTGTGCAAGCGTCCCGTAGAAGCATCCGCACCGTACACCCACGCCACCATCTTTGAGACGGAAGAAGGTCGTTGTACGGTTGACAGATCCGAAACCGTGAGCGTATGCATAGTCCCCATTGCCGCACACCCGCGCATCTCCGCACACCCGCGCATCGCCGCACACCAGCGCATTGCCGTACACCCGCGCATTGCCGTACACCCACGCATTGTCGTACACCAGCGCATCGCCGCACACCAGCGCATTGCCGTACACCCGCGCATTGCCGTACACCAGCGCATCGCCGGAAACCTGTGCATCTCCGGA